AAATCCCAAGAACACAATCTATGCTGCAAAACGCCTAATTGGACGTAAGTTCACAGAGGAAGCAGTACAGAAAGATATTGACTTAATGCCCTATCAAATTATCAAAAATGATAATGGTGATGCCTGGGTTCAAGTCAATGACAACAAACTAGCACCCCCACAAATTTCTGCTGAAGTCTTACGTAAAATGAAGACAACTGCTGAAGATTATTTGGGCAGTGAAGTAACACAAGCAGTTATTACAGTTCCAGCTTATTTCAATGATAGTCAACGTCAAGCTACTAAAGATGCAGGTAAAATTGCAGGTCTAGAAGTATTACGTATTATCAATGAACCAACTGCAGCTGCATTGGCATATGGTGTTAACAAGACAGACAAGAAAGACCGTAAAGTTGCAGTCTATGACTTAGGTGGTGGTACTTTCGATGTATCGATCATTGAAATCGCAGATGTTGACGGTGAAAAACAAATTGAAGTTTTAAGCACGAATGGTGATACATTCTTAGGTGGTGAAGACTTTGACCAACGCATCATGGACTATTTGATTGATGAATTCAAAAAGGATCAAGGTGTTGACTTAAGTAAAGATGTATTGGCATTACAACGACTAAAAGAAGCCGCAGAAAAGGCTAAGATTGAACTTTCAAGTAGTGCACAAACTGATGTTAATTTGCCTTATGTAACTGCTGATGCTAGTGGTCCTAAGCACATGAACATCAAACTAACACGTTCAAAGTTAGAGCAATTGGTTGACAAATTGATTCAACGCTCATTGGCACCATGTAAGACTGCTATGAGTGATGCTAAAGTAACTGCTGATGACATTGACGAAGTTATTTTGGTTGGTGGTATGACTCGTATGCCTAAAGTTCAAGAAGTAGTTGAATCATTATTTGGTAAAGCACCGCGTAAAGATGTTAACCCAGATGAAGCAGTAGCGGCTGGTGCAGCCATTCAAGGTGATGTATTAAGCGGTGGTCGTACTGATGTATTATTACTTGATGTTACTCCACTATCATTGGGTATCGAGACATTAGGTGGTGTATTCAGTAAGTTGATTGAAAAGAATACAACTATTCCTACTAAGAAATCACAAGTGTTCAGTACCGCAGAAAACAATCAACCTGCAGTTACTATTAAAGTTGGTCAAGGTGAGCGTGAACTATTCCAATACAATAAATTATTGGGTGAGTTTAGTCTAGGTGATATTGCACCTGCACCAAAAGGTGCGCCACAGATTGAAGTTACACTTGACATCGATGCTAACGGTATTCTCAAAGTGTCCGCTAAGGATCAAAGTACTGGTAAAGAGAATAAAATCACTATCAAGGCAAACAGTGGATTAACAGATGCTGAAATTGCAAAAATGGTTAAAGATGGTGAAGACAATGCCGAAGCTGATAAGAAATTGCGTGACTTGATTGTTGCACGAAATAATGCAGAAGGTACATTGAATGGTTTCAAATCAGACTTTGAAAAATATAGCGACAAAGTTACTGAAGAAGAAAAACAAAAAGCAGCCGATGCTATCAAAGCAGTTGAAGATGCTATGGAAGGTGACGATGCTAAAGCTATTGAAGATAGTATTCCTAAATTATACGAGGCAATTGGTCCAATTACCAAATTAAAGTATGATGAAGAAGAGGCTAAGAAAAAAGCTGAAGAAGCCGCAAACCCAACCAATGCTGATGCGACAACTGAAACAAAGGCTACGGATGATTCAACTGTAGTAGATGCTGAAGTTAAAGAACAAACTACTGCGACCTCAGTATAATATAGAGAAAAATTCGGGTGCTGCAATGCAGGCCCGAATGTCAAATACTTGCTTAATTTAAGGAGATATATAATGACAACAGGAACATTAACACTAAGATCACTTGATATTCCGGCAATGCATAAATTTGGTATAGGTTTTGATTCCATGCTAGATGAATTGCTAAGAATAACAGCAGCACAAAATAATACAAACTATCCACCCTATAATATTATTAAATTCACAGAAGATAAATTTGCAATTGAATTAGCAATTGCAGGATTTTCAGAAGGCGAAATTGATATTGAAATAGAGGGGCATGTATTATCTATTAGTGGTAGTAAAATTCGTGATTTAGATAACCCTAAAGAATATCTACATCAAGGAATCAGTAATAGAGACTTCCATCGTGAATTCACATTAGCTGATCATGTAAAAGTCAAAGATGCAACAAATGAAAACGGGATATTAACTATTCATCTTGAAAGGCTAATTCCAGAAGAAATGAAGCCGAAAAAGATTGCAATTAAGTATACTAAATAGTATAATACATATTGTGTAAATAAATTAGTGAGTATATTTATGTACTCACTAATCATTAAAGAGGTTGATAAAATGTCCCAAATAGATATAAGAAACAAAATTAAACCAAATCTAAAACTTACAGAACCTCCGATGTTTAAGGTCATTTATATAAATGATAATTTTACGACTATGGATTTTGTTGTCCGTAGTTTAGTAGATCATTTCAATTATACTAGTGATACTGCAACATCTATAACAACCGGAATACACGAGCAAGGTAGTGCTACAGTAGCAGTTCTTCCATATGAAATTGCCGAACAAAAAGGCATCGAAGTAACATTACACGCTAGAAACGAAGGCTTTCCCCTACAAGTCAAGATTGAGGCTGACTCGTGATTTTATAATGTTATGCGTTTCGCATAATATGGTGCAGAATCAAATTTTGGATTATTAATATAGTTGATATTGTCTTTGATGGTATCAACTATTTTATTATGTGAACCAAATACCCAATGTGTAATTTTTTGTTCGGTATCTGCCTCTAATACCGTGTGTAATCCAATTTCATGTACATCTATATTAGGTATCTCACCAAAATATAATTCTAATGAAGGTACACTATTACTCATTACAATAATTTTCTTTACATCAGGATGTAATTGCAATTTTTGAGTAGTTCGTTCTAGATAAATCAAATCATCATATCTATATGATTTTAGTTGAAATGTATCATCATCGGTGCTACTAGGATAATCACTCCAACCATTGATACCTATAATTGCGATTCCATCTACTACAACTACATTATTATGTAAATAAATCAAATTAGGAATAGTAGAGACTGATTCAGTAAATCGTTGTATAATATGATCACGATCCATCAATGATGGGTTTTCTAATTTGCCGTCAATATAAAATACACCCTGATAACATTTGCTTAAATGTAAAAGTACTTTATTTACAATATTAAGATCACTTGAGATATTCCCAGGAACAAGACAATATAAACTTGTAGGTTTTCCCTCCCAATTAAACTCTGCGATATTAGTTACATTGAGATCACTTATAAGATCAAATCCTACACTCATATATTCTCCGTGGTAATAGGACAAAGAATGTCCTATATTACCGTACTCTTTGCTATTATTGTGCCTTAGGTTTTCTTGGGGCTCTTGGTTTAGCTGGAGCTTTTGCTTTTGGTTCTGCCTTAGGCTTTGCTTCTGCTTTTGGTTTAGCAGCTTTTGGTGCCTTTGGTTTTGCCGTAGCCTTTGTTTTAGTAGTTTTTGCTGGTTCTACTTTTGGTGTTTCAACAACAGGTTGAACTTCAACAACAGGTTCAGCAACTACTACTGGTTCAGGTACCTTATAAGGTGCCACACCAGCTTCTTCTACTTCAGCCTTAGTTGTTTTCTTACCAAAATATAGTGCAACACCAATTGCTACTACGATAAGTCCAATGATAATTTCCATGTTAATTTCTCCTTGTATACTATTTAGACCCAAAATATTAGTGTATAATTTTTTTATTTTACTAAATAATATTATGATTACCCTGGCTCACCATGAACTCAAGGACATGATGAGGTTACCATTGCCCACAAAAACAAGACAAAAAAGACTAGAATTCAGACCTTCTGAACAAGACATAATACATGTCTACACACAGATTAATCAATATGTATTTGATAATGAATTAAAAATGCCTAAATTCAGAATAGGTCCTAGATGTAGAAAATACTGGGGTATGTGTTTGGGGAACAATGACATATATGATACTGGTAGTTTTTGTGAAATAAAACTAATGGACAAGTGGTTCTGTGCACAATGGACAGTTACTATACTGGCACATGAAATGGCACATCAACATCAATGGGATATAGAAAGTGTGCATAGAAATAATAAGGGTATGGATAGTATAATGAGTCATGGTCCTAGTTTCTTTCGCTTCAGGGATAGATTAGCGCACTATAATATACCACTTAGAACTGCGCACAGTCAACGCAAATGGTTCAAGTACCAAGATTTGACTAAGTGCTAAAAACTGATAAATACTTATTATGCGTGATTTATTAGACCTATTAGACAATCTACAAGAAGCCAAAAAGAAGGATCCCAACGCTCCTGAAACTATTTTTGCCAAAGGACTAACTCCTAAAGAGCTTAAAAAAGATCCAGGAAGACTTGTTGCATTTTTTAAAAAAATAAAAAGTAATCAACCTTTTATGGACAATGTAACAGGTGAAGATGTTTATCTTGACCCTAATGAAGCAAAACGAATAGAGAAATTGGACAAAGAGGGAATGTTTTCCGGTGAGAAACCTTTCCCTGTACTTACTAGAGATGGTAATGAAATATTACTATCATCACTTGCTAAAAATGAAGACTTTGGGGGTAGTGCAAAAGAGTCAATGTTATTAAAACCAAGTCTAATTAAAATTACTGATAAGAACATCCCTGCAACTGATTTGTATAATGTGATTGCAAGTAACGAAACATTAGCAAAAACAGAGTATGGTCAAGTAGTTTTGAAACTAGCACAATATATTATATCAGATGAATATGTTCAATTACCTGAAGAATATTTAACAAAAGAAAAAGAAAAAGAACGCAAAGCCATTGTAGACTATGCAGGTGAATACTTGGGGGTACTTGCATTACTATATGAACGTAGTCGTTTTCCAAGAAAAGAAAAATTTATTCAATGGTTAGGCGCTAGTATAGGAGAACTAACCCTCAACTTCCCAAGCGCTGCAAACAATAATATTGCAGATAGCTATGCAATCATCAGTAATCCCAACACATCACATAGTGTAAACATTTCAAGCAAAGGTACTGGAGGGGGCGCTGCACCGGCAATATCAGGCTTAAAGATAAGTGATGAAGTTAGACGCAATCCTAAATTAAAGAATGCAGTAAAATTGATTGAATTGTGTCAAGCAGGTAAAGATAGTAGCGGTCCTAGTACCATTGTACAAGCATTCAAAATCATGGATTTCTTATATCAAACTGATCCCAATAGCTTACCAAAAGAATGGCATAAAGTATTACCATTTGCTACTAAAGCACCAAGATTACAACAACAATGTATTGAGAGCATCAATAGTGCTAAAGGTGATCAACAACCTTTACAACTTGCAAAGGTATACCAATCTTTGATAAGTGATATTAAGAGTGATGCGGCTACTGATGGCGGCAAAATGGTTTATAAAATTAAAAAGGTTATTGCACATCAAGTTAATAGCAAAGCGGCTATACCAGAATTTGCTGATACTATATTACAAGTATTAGAAATGAATTTTGTGCAACAATATACTGACTATCACCCAAATGGTGAGTTAACATTTGCTACACAATGGCCTGCAAAGCTTGAAGGTGTAGTTACTATGGAAAACAAGAGTAGTGCAGTAGAACCTAGTAGTGCAGGGTTTAGTTTCAAATTGGGTCGTAGTGCTGATGACTATGAAGATGTAAGCCCGGACGGTGACTCAACTACAAATGTAGGTGATAAAATAGGACCTGATGTATCTCAAGTTGCTAGTGATGTAGCAGAACCAGAAAAAGTTATCAAGCTCTCAGCTAAAAAAACTGGTAATGCTGGGCGCACAAAGCGTTGACATTATACTAATATTTTGCTATAATATATCTTTATTATAGGAAGTTTTATGGCACTAGTACCAATCGTTATTGAACACACCGCAAAAGGTGAGCGTAGTTATGATATCTATTCACGATTATTGCGTGATAGAGTTATTCTATTAGAGGGCGAAGTCCATGATCAAATGGCAAATCTTATCGTAGCCCAATTACTATTC